TTGAAGACGCCAACCCGAAAGACTGGCGCGCCGCCACCGCTGCCGAAGTCGAACAGTACAACCGTGGCCAGGATTCGCTGGAGATTCGCCCGCTGAACCTGTTGGGCGCCGCCGAAGCAGAAGCCGGCAGCACGCCGCGCACCCTGCAGCTGGCTGACGACGACGAGCCGACCTTGCCGGTGAACCCCCCGCAACCCGCCATCCCCGTGCCCGAAGCGCCGGTGGTGGTTGCTCCGCCCGTCCCGGCTCCGCCTGCTGCACCCGCGCCCGCTCCGGTTGCCCCCATCCTGCCGCCGGCTCCGCTGGCCTAAGCGAGGCACGACATGGCCCGAACCGTTCAGGACGCCGTGACCCGTGTGCAGCAGCTGCTGCAGGACACGGACGCGGTGCGTTACCCGGTAGCCACGGACATCCTGCCGTGGTTTGTCGACGCGATGCATACCGCTCGCTCGGTGCGTCCTGATCTGTTCGTGGCCAACTATGGCGCCACCATCCCTGATGCCTTTGTTTTGGGCGACACGTTCCCCTTGCCCGATCAGTTTTTCGTGGCTACGGTGGAGTACATCGCCGGCAATCTCGAACTGCGTGACGATGAATTTGCGGTCGATGGCCGCGCTGTGACGCTCAAGCAATCCCTCACCAAGAAACTCGTATCGGGGATGTAACCATGGCCGACGTGCCGTTCTCTGCGCTGTATGACCAGGTGTTGCCGTACCTACCCGGCGCAGAACTGGGTATCGTCGACAGCAACATTCGCAAGGCCGTGCGCGAGTGGATGAAGCGCACGACCACTTTCCGCGAAATCTTCGTGGTCGACACTGTCGCCGGCATCTCCGACTACCGGCTACTGCCGGCGTCGGCCAACCGGCAGGTCAGCGCCATCATCGCGGTCTACCCCGATGGCGAGCAGCGCCCGATTGACGTGGTGCCGGAGGACCGACGCCACCCCATCGCCGCTGGCTACCCCAACAAGTGGTTCACCCAGATCACCGACGTGCTGTCGTTCTACCCGCAGCCGGACAACGTGTACCGCTACACCGTCAACGCGGTGACCATCCTCAAGCAAGACGCCGTGGCCATGCCGGAGGAACTGATCGCGTTCCACGGCGAGCCCCTAGCCGCGGGCGTGCTGGCCACCATGATGGGCATGCCAGGCAAGCCCTGGACGCAACAGCAGGCCGGCGCTCAGTACGGCCGCATCTACTCTGGCGCGATTCGCACCGAGCGTGGCAAGCTGCGTGACGGTGGCCAGCCCAACCAGAGCACCTTCCAGCCGCGCGTTACGTTCGGAGTCTGAGCATGACTACCCTGTTTGCCAACAACGTCGCCGGCACGCTCAACGCGAACATTGGCCCTTCCGACACCGCGATCCTGCTGGGTACTGGCCAGGGTGCGCGCTTCCCCTCGCCGACCGGCGGCAACTTTTTCTGGGCGACGCTGATCCACGCCTCCACTGGCGTGGTCGAAGTGGTGAAGTGCACCGGCCGCGCCACTGACACGCTGACGGTTACCCGCGGCGAGGACAGCACCACGCCCAACTCGTTCACCACTGGCTCGGTCATCGAAATGCGCATGACCGCGCAGATGCTGCGTGACCTGGACTGGTCGCTGGTGCGCGGCGTGGCCAGCGGCCTAGCGTCGCTGGACGGTTCCACCAAGGTGCCGACGGCGCAAATCCCCGACTTGTCGGCCACCTACCTGGCGGTGACTCGCCGCGGCGCGGCCAACGGCGTGGCTTCGCTCGATGCTTCCACCCTGGTGCCGGATGCACAGATCCCCGCCGGCATTGCGCGCACGTCGGCGCTGGCCAGCTACATCCCGCTGACCCAGAAAGCTGCTGCCAGCGGTGTGGCCACGCTGGATGGCTCGGTCAAGGTTCCGGTGGCCCAAATCCCTTCGCTGCCCTACGTGTCGACGTCCGGCGGCAGCATCACCGGCAGCCTGACGGTCTCGGCCAACATTGGCTGCGCCGCGCTGACGGCGGCCGGCGACATCACGGCCGGCCAGAACTTCATCTCTGCCAGCTCCAGCACGGTGCTGGGCGGTTCGGGCGGCACGGTGTTCCTGCGCTCCAACGCCGCCTCGGCGACCAATCAGGCCACGTTGACCAACGCGGGCGTGCTGTCGGCGCCGACGGTCACCGCGACGTCTGACCGTCGCAAGAAAAAGAACCTGCGCAAGGCCAAACCGTCGGCGGAGATCATCGAAGCGCTGCAGCTGTACGACTTCCAGTGGAAGGCCACGGGTGATTCGGCTCGCAGCCCGATTGCGCAGCACGTGCTGGACTATGCACCGCAGTATGTGCATCGTGACGGCGCCGGCTACCTGTCTGTCGACAAAGCCGGCCTGGCCCTTGAAGGCCTTCTGGCCCTCGCGGAACGCGTGCGCAAAATCGAACGGAGTGAACATGCTCGACGTCCAAAGCATTGAAGACTGCCTCGGCTTCCTGAGCCGGACCCAGCTGGCCGGTAACGAAGTGGCGGCTTTCACCAACGTGGTGAACCGCCTGCAATACCAGCGACAGCACCTGATCGAACAACAGGCCGCCGCGGTGGCACAAGCAGACCCCGGCCCGGTGCCCCTGCCGAAGGCCACTCGCAAGGCGCGACGCCGCTAAGAGGACACGATGGCCACTGGACTCCGCATCACGAACTTCGGTGGCATCATTCCCCGGCTCTCCGATCGCGGCTTGCCGGACACCGCCGCGCAGTTCGCTCTGAATGCCAAGCTCTATTCGGGCGAGCTGCGCGCGTGGGCTCGGCTCAAGGCGTTGTCGGCCCTGAGCATCAGCAACGCCAAGACGGTGTTCCACTACCGCCACACCGGCCTGGACCGCTACCTGGCGTTCCCCACCTTCACCAACGTGGTGAAGGCGCCGCTGGTCAACGAGACCGCCGGCCGCCTGTACTGGACGCCGGAAGCCGGCGGCGCGCGCTTCAACACCACCGCACGTATCGAGCTGGCCCAGGTCGACTTCCCGCTGGGCCTAAGCCCGCCGCTGGGCACCTTCACGGTGGTGCCGTCGGGCGGCACTGCGGCTACCGCCGAGACGCGCGTGTACCTGGCGATTTGGGTGGGCAACTACGGCGAGGAGAGCGCGCCGGGTACGCCGGTGACGGTCAGCGGCAACGCCGATGGCACCTGGACGGTCAACGGACTCAACACGCTGACCATCGACCCCACCTACACGGCCAACCGCGCCAAGCTGCGCCTGTATCGCACGATCACCAGCATCTCCGGCGCGGACTACCGCCAGGTGATTGAGTGGAACGTGGGAAGCATCCCGGCCTCCTACGTCGACAACGTTAGCAGCACGGCACTGAGCACCAGCCCGGTGCTGCAGTCGCTCGGCTGGGATGTGCCACCGTCTGACCTGAAAGGCCTCATCTCGGTGGCCGGTGGCTTTCTGGCGGGCTTCACCGGCCGCACGGTGCGCCTGTCGGTGCCGTACCAGCCGCATGCGTGGCCGGTGGACTACAGCTTCGCCGTCGACGATGACATCGTGGGCCTGGGCACCTTCGGCAACTTCGTCGTGGTGTGCACGCAAGGCCGCGGCTTTGTGCTGGTCGGCTCGCAACCCGATGCCATGTCGCTGCAGAAGATGGAGGGCGTGCAGCCGTGCCTGTCCAAGCGCAGCATCGTGTCGACTTCCGGCGCGGTGATGTACGCCAGCACCGATGGCGTGGCAGCGTTCGACGGCAGCAGCCTACGCGCGGCCATCGTCTCGCGCATGTGGGTCACCAAAGACGAATGGATGGCGCAGTTCTCGCCCGCCACGCAGATGTCGTCGATCTACCAGGATCGCTACTTCGCGTTCTATAGCGCGACGCTGGGCCTAACCATCGGCTTCGATGACCCGGTCACTGGCTTCACTGAGCTGCAGCAAACGGGCGTCAGCTCGGTGGACTTGGACACGCTCACTGGCCAGACGCTGGTGACCGTGGGCGACACCGTCTACGAGTGGGATGGCGACACCAGCGGCGCGCTCACTTACACCTGGCGCAGCAAACAGTTCCTGCAGCCCAAGCCGGTGAACTGGGCTGCACTGCAGATCCGCGCCAGCTTCATCGGCAGTGGCTCGTCCGTGACTCCGCCGCCTGCGCAAGGCATCGGTGGCTACGCGCTCAACGAGCTGGGCATCAACGCCGGCAAAAAGCAGCCCGGCCCCGCCATTGCCTTCGCTGGTGCCATCAACGGCCCGCCGGCTTGGTTGGCGTTGGGCTTGGCGCCTGCGCCGCCGGCCGCTGGCCCCGAAATCGCGGTCAAGCTGTACGTCGACGGCATCCTGCGTTGGTTCGGCACCGTGGACAACGAGAAGGTGCAGCGCCTGCCGTCTGGCTACAAGGGCGTCATGACGGAAATCGAAGTACAAGGCGTGTCGCCGATTTACTCCATCGTGCTGGCCGACACCGCTAAGGGCCTTGAGAACGTCCAGTGACCACTCAAATCCAGAAAACGCCGGGCATCCCCGGCATCATGGGCACGGACTGGAAGCCGCCGGCAACGGCGCTCAAGCAGGTCGTGGACATGCTCTCCGGCGCTGTTGGCCCGACCATGCAGCGCGCGGTGCGCGTCTGTGAGTTGATCGACGCCGGCATCTTGAATTTCGGGCCGGACGGCACCCTCATCGTGCCGGGTGGCACCACGCCGGGTGCGTTCGTGCTCAAGACCGGCGACACGATGACTGGGCCGATTAAGCAGGCCAACGGCAACCTGTTCCTGACTAGCCCGGGTGGTGCGCAGTACCGCACGAGCAACAACGGCACGGGCGTGGTGGTGCGTGGCGGCAGCCTAGTGTTCCCTTCCTTCGCAGTGCAAAACGCCAGTGCATCGCCCTTGTTTACGGTGGGCGATGCCAACATTGCGGCGACGTTGAGCGTGGACATTACGCGCGCGGTGTCGGCCGAGTACACGGCAAATTGCGGTACCGCGCAGGTAGTAGCAGGCACCGAAGGCACGCGCATGCACGTGGGCACGCGCAGCAATCACCCGCTCGCTTTTTACACCAACAACGTGCTGCGTGGCCAGGTGCTGGCCACTGGCGAATTGAGCATGGTGGGTAACATCGTCGCCGTAACTGGCGCCACGATGGCAGTGCGGTTGAGCCAGTTTGCCGGCTCGCCTGCATGGAGTGGCTTGCACGCCAACACGCATGCTGGCCAAGAGCACATGATCGTCAGCAACGGGCTTAGCACGTCGGTGAGCTGCGGCGTGGGCGGCACGGTGCAGGTCAGTCCAGATGGCAACAGCGCAACGGGCCGCTGCACCTTCTCCACCACCGGCATGGCTTCGGCGGCAGGTGTGAGCGACCAGTATTCGGACCTTCGCCAGACGCCGGTTGTTTCGATCACGTCCAACACCAACGCTTCGACGGCGCACTCTCGCCGTGGGGTATTGA